AAGCAATCAATTCTATAATACTTCAAGTTTTGGCTTTGAAGGAAAATTTAATAAAGGAGGTGTTGTAAATAATAAAACAATAAAACCTTACTCTTACTACAATAAAGGTGGGGTTGTTAATGTTTCGAATAACCCTTATTCATATTTCAATAAAGGTGGGTCAGTTAACAACATTGCTAATAATCCATATTCATACTTTAATCGAGGCGGAAGTGTTGCTTACTTTAACCAAGGAGGCAATGTGAATATGTCGAGCAATCCGTACTCTTACTTTAATAAGGGTGGTTCAGTTAGTATATCCAACAACCCATATTCATACTTTAATCGAGGAGGTTCGGTTAGAAATTTTTCAAGCAATCCATATTCTTATTTCAATCAAGGCGGGTCAGTATATTCAAACCACAGTAATCCTTATTCATACTTTAATAGCGGAGGTTCTGTTAATAATGTCTCTAGTCGCCCTTACTCTTATTTTAATAGCGGTGGATTGACTAATGTTTCTAACTCCAATTACAGCCCATCTTTCCAAAGTCATTCCAATATCCAAAAATTTAGTGGCGGTGGAAAAGTTAACGGACCTGGAGGAATAGATAAAGTTGGGCCAGTACTTCTTGATAAAGGTGAGTATGTAATTAAAGCATCTAGTGTTAATAAAGTAGAAAAGAAATATCCAGGATTCTTTGATAAGCTTAATTCATCCAAAATGAAAGATGGAGGCAAAGTTGGAGCTGAGTCTACAATCAACAATGCAACTTCAAATATTGAAAACTCCAAGAGTTCTGACAATAATAGTGTAGTGGTAAATATAAATATATCTTCCAATGGTTCTACCTCAGTTGATGGTGGCTCAGAAAGCCAGCAAGCATTCGCATCTAAAATCAAGGATGCTGTTACTGGAATTATTTCTCAAGAAAAAAGGGTAGGAGGAATGCTTCGTGGAAAATAATGCTGTACTTAATTACGAGCAGCAATTTTATTTATCTGGAATATTGTTGTCTGGTGTCACAAATATTAATGGAGGTTACTCGATAAGTGAATCTCCAATTAATATTATAGGAAAAGGGTATTGTCATCCAGTCAGACAGGGCCCATTGGTTGGTGAATTTAATATATCAAAATATTACATAGGAAAAGATCCTCTGCTCAATTATACAGGGGATCATCCGGTTAGTGGAAGTATTAATTTTAAAGATAAACACTTTGGGTTTCAAGATGGATACCTTACCGAATATTCAATTAGTGCGGGTATCGGACAAATACCAACTTCTAGTGCAAGTATTATTGTATATGGTGACATGGGCTCAGGAATAAATGCTTCAGGAACCGCACGACACCCTGAAATCCAAATACCAAACCAAGGATCTATATCGGTAAATTGTACTGGTTATGAGACTAATCGTGTAACAGATTTTTCTTATAATTTAAGAATAGATCGCAGCCCAATTTATAAAATAGGTTCACCATTTCCTGTGCAAGTAGATAGAAAATTTCCTATTCAACAAGAAGCTTCTTTTTCTATAGATGTAAGTGACCATGAAGTGCGCAAGCTTAAAGAGTACCTTATTTCTCCGGCTGAGCAAGATTTGACTATATCGTTAAAAAATCCTATTTCTTCTGAAGAGATACAAAGCTTTACTATTCATAATGCAAGGTTATTATCTCATTCAATTCAGTCTTCAAGCGATGACCTAATGACGGTTAATTTAATATATAATGGCTATATAAATAAAAGATGAAATTCCTACCATACGAAGATGTACCTTTAGTTTTATATAAAGATGGAAAAACTGAATTAGTTTTTGCTGAATCCGCATCTCTTTCTGTTTCTCAACCCCTAGAAACCAATAAACAACTTGACGAAAATTTATTGCAAATCTGCGCATATGGTACTGGATCTACCGCTTTTTACGAGTCTCAAACTTTTGTTGAAAACGAATCTTTTTCAGTTTTACTTGGCCCAAGTGGTGGCCCACCTCAACCATTATCTACTTCGATATATAAAATCGCTGATGCGACGAAAATCACATTTCCTAATAACAAGCACTTGTATTTTACTGGTTCAATTTGGCCAAATGGACACAATTATGTCGTCGACCTTTATGCAAAAAGCGGAGGATGGGAGTTGACTACTGGAGAAGCTCAAAGCGGTTACTTTGAAAGTCTAGCAGAATATAGTGCAAGCAACGGAATTAAAGGAACTCTTGATGTTAATTTTTACACTGACACTGGAAACCTATCTAGCTTTTTTAATATTACTGGATTATCTGATCTAACCGAATATCCTCCTATTGATGAAGATCCCATTTTTGGATCTTTAGGTGATTTTATTTTTGCGCAAGCTTATTTAACTAGTTTTAATTTTAGTTTATCTCCTAATTCAATATCTCAAGCTTCAGCATCTTTTGATATTTATGGTGATTTAGTTAAAAGTGATTTGTTGAAAAATTTCTGGACAAATGGAATGGAAGATTACTATAAAAATAAGTCTATCGCACATGGCCAATATAGTACAATATCTGGCCTTTCTGCTTTAGATTTAGAGCACCCAATTAGTTTTAATTATAATATATCAGTTGATAGGTCTCCTAGATATGTTGTACCAACTGGAGAGCTTAAAGATTCAACTGACGGAATTTTTCCAGCTAGAGTTTCAAAAAAGTCAACAACTATAACGATGTCAATTGAAGGTGAAAATTTTGATCCAGAAATAACATTTGATGGGCACTACCATGGTAGAGGAGCAAATTTGACTGCAAATATATTTGATTTATCTTATACTGGTGTAGATTATGATTCTGCAGGTTTCATGCATAGCTTTGCTTGTAGTGGTATTGTGACCTCAGAATCTCTAAGTGTAAGCTCTGACGGATATTTAAACGGCACTATATCTGTAATGCAATCAGTAAGATAATGGAAATTAACGACACAAATATAAACGAAATAACCGAACTTCCATCATATGGAAGTTCTGCTAAATTTTCAGCAATACTTGATTCAGCTAATTTTGGAGACAACTGGTCATCCAGGTCGATTAAAGGTATTAACGGCTTGAATATGACTTTAGATTTAAATTTCAACGAATTAACTGACCTCCAATCACAAAACTTAATAAGTTTTTTCCAAAGTCAATTTTATTATGAAGTTCAAAATTATTCTAATGATGGAAGTTTTTCGAATAAAAGATTAACCCCATTTGATTATCAACCATTTTATCCTTATAAAAAAAATAAATTCACATGCTTAAATTTTAATCATAATAAATCTTACGATAATGTTAACTTTGTATCTGCTTCATTGAATTGTATTGGTGCTAGTACTTTATCTAGTGTAGAGCCTAATAACTTTGATTTTCAGAACTTAAGTGCAACCTATAATTTTCAAGTTTTTGAAATCTTACATTTAAAGTTTGTTATTCTTACTAATACATCCGAAAATAATACTATATACTTAAATCAATACAGCCATCTTTATGTTCCGAATTCATATATTAATTATAGAGTCTTAAGTTTTCCTCATGTTATACCTCCTGGGGATGCTCAAAATATAGTTATTGAAGGAGAAGATAATCTTTCCTCTTCGGATAGTTTTGATGGAATTACCTATAACACTCAATTAAGGAATTCAATATACATAGATAATCCTAATGATTACTGCTTTTACCCTTATGCTCACAAATGTAATTTTCAGGGAGGAATAAATCTCCAGGATAGTTTAACTGAGAGAGTTTTTGATTTCAGGCCAAGCAATATTTTTTCTTTATCTCATGCCCCAAAACATAAACAAAGTACGGTTAATGATTTTTATAAAAAATATTCAAAATATGGATTAAACCCAAGTTTAAATAATATAACATTAGAATTTAATATGCGTAAAAATATCGAAGCAAAGAAAATACTTTTGTTTTTGGAGAGTCATTTGGGTTACAAAAAATTTGCATTTAATTTTCAAAAAGATTACAATAACTTTAATTATGCTCCGTCTAACGCTACATCATTAAATAAAGTCGCACCTACATTCTTTTGCCCTGAATGGACTCATACCGTTGTATATAAAGACAACCATACAATATCTGCAACATTTATTGAATGTTTGTAATTTTTAGTTATTATATAATATGGATCCATCTATTTATAATGAAATTCATAAGTTAGAGCCATCAACCCTCATTACCCTATATGAAATAGTTCTCAAAGATCATGGCGCGAGTTATTATTTTCACGCTGGAGAAAATGGATTAAATACTGAAATAGAATACCAGGGGAATTCTTATTATTATGTACCAATTCAAGCAGAAGGTTTTGATTCGACAGACTCTAGCTTGCCAAGACCAACTGTAACGATAGATAATCATGATTCTTTTTTTAGCTTAAAGACAAGATTTTTTAAAGATTTTGTTGGTTATTCTTTTAAAAGAACAAGAACTTTCGTTAAGTTTTTAAGTGGAAATAATTTCCCCAATGGAGTAAATCCATATGGAACACCCACAGAAGTTTCTTTTCCTGTTGAAAAATATGTAGTAAATAAAAAGATTTTAGAAAATCAAAATGTAATTCAGCTCGAATTAGCTTCTCCTCTCGAGAAAGAAAATGCATTTATTCCTAGCAGAAAAATAGTTTATAATACTTGTCAGTGGAGGTACAGAAGCAATATAGGTTGCGGTTATAATGGCATTCCTCAAACTGATGGAAAGGGTAATTTAGTCAATTATGACGGACTAGGTGTAACTGGTTATGATCCCACCATAAATTATAGAGCTGGAGTTGCTGTTAGCATAACCGCTCCACCAGACTCTCAAGATGTTGATAAAATTTTTGTCTGCCTACAAGATGATACTTCTGGAGATCACCCAGTTTTCCATAAAGATAAATGGGTTCTAGATACATGTTCAAAAAATATATCAGGATGCAGGCTTAGATTTGGAGCTCAAGAAAGGACTAATGGATTACCCTTTGGAGGATTCCCTGGGACTTGGGAATACTAAACCTATACATAAAGCATTTAAGTATGCCTTAAAATCGAAGCTTTCTGAGGTTTTTGGGATTTTTGTTTTTGATGACTTTTATTCTTATTGCGATTTTATAGAATTAGAGAACTTTAATATTGCAGACCCTCACAGCTTTTCATCCAACAATAAATCTTTTTACAAATATTATTTAAATAATAAAATAATCAGTTTATTTCATACTCATATTATTGATAGCTCTGATTTGAGCGATATAGATAAAAGTATATCGAATTCATTGAGTCTACCTTCTTATGTTTTTTCTACATCCTCTAAATCATCTAGCTTGTATTACCCCTGTTCTTATAAACCTAGACCTTTAAAAGATAGAATTTTCATACCCTTCTTTCAAGACTGTGTCTCTTATGTGAAAGATTTTTATTATTTTAATTTTAAAATTAATTTATCCGATCATATTTTTAATTGGGCTAGATCTTTAAATGATAGTAATGATAGATTATTAAATGAAATTGAAAATTTGTTTTTTGAAGTTAATATAAATGAAAGGAAATATGGAGATGTTGTTGTTTTTTATCCAGATGTATCGCAATACTACCACTTAGGTGTCGTTGATCAAAAAGGATATTTATCTCATCATCCAATTACATCTATGCCTTCCTCTCAACTATTTACAGATTCATTGATAAATAAAGTGTATAAAACATATAGGTATAAGGAGTAATGAAGAAGTTTATATTGCACGGAGATATGGCGGAGCATTTTTGTGAAAAGATCACATTAAATGTTAACACAATGCGTGAAGCTATTTCTGCATTATGTACTAATTTTCCAGATTTTAAAAAATATTATATAGATAAAAGTTTATCTGGAGTTTCTTATATTTTTGTTGATTCCAACAATAATGAACACGAACAATATTGCCTGGATCTACCTTTACTGGATAATGAATATCATATACTACCTTCAATAGTTGGATCATCTGGTGCTGGTGATCTTGCTGTTGGTTTCGGGCAAAATATGATTCTTGGTTATTTGATGTCGGTTTTTACTGATATGTTGGGCGATGGAATGTCTGATGATGGTACTCCTGAATATGAGATCATAACAACCAATTCTTTTATCTATTCTCAAAATGAAAATATTGTAGAGCAAGGCTCTCCTGTGCCTGTAGTTTATGGTCAGTTAAGGGTTGGAAGTAAAGTTGTTCAATCAACTATACAAAATTATGATTATGATTATGATAATGCCACGATTTACTCTCCAAGACTTAGAGGAAATAACTTAAGAAGGATAGTTAATGTACAAGATGCTGATTACAGCCATGTTGATACATCTGCTATAGTAGATTTACGAAACAATGAAACCGGAGTTTTTGCGTCTCCATTAAATCCCATTAGTTTTCAAGATGCCACAAAAAGAATTGGCTCCGCAGGTTTACGTTTCACTAGTAATAGTCAATCGGCAAATTTCAAATCTATCACTCAAGACCAAGATAATGAGCCAATCAATCAATATTATGGCGGGGGAGGTAAATCAAATGAGCAATATACTATAGGAGCAACAGAAGGCAATGGGGGTGTAAAATCTAAACCTCAAAGCAGCTGGTGGGATCATGGTTCTCCTTCGACTAATCGACCATTTGTTTGGCCACCTGCTGGACAAAGAGATTTTTCTATGAGGCCACAATCTTCTGCAGATTTATGTATTGAAAGACCAATCATTAATGGGAATGCAGTAACTAACCAGCAAGACAGATGTGATGGATGGAGGTCTCCTACTCAACCACTAACAGTTGGCTCAAGAGGCAGATATCAAAAACTAGAATCTATTAGCATTCATAAATCATTAGAGGTTTTATCTGAAGGTCCCATTGTTGGTCTAGCTAACCCAATTACTGGGTTCGATAGAGACAATGGTGCATCTAATTTTCCATATGAATCTGAAGGTCTTAATTTTTCAGCTGGAAGAATTTCAGTAGGAACGATTACATACAATTCAGCTCAAGGAGCTTTTCTTTCTGAAAATAATTCTGCTCAGATTCCAATTCTTAATGCTGGTGAGAATTATGTTAATATGACGAATCAAGTTATTGAAGCTAATGGTCCAGCAGTAAATGGTTTAAGAATTATTGTTCCTGCACCTTCCCAAACTAATGAAGTTAATATTGGTGGTATTAGTTTTTCTGACCCAGATGACCAAGGTGGTGTAACAAACGGGACAAATAATTCAAACGATGCAACAGATCCACATTTAGTTTCTTCTAATGGTTTATTTTTATTAAGTTTAGACGATGGAGAATTGCAAGCAAATACAAACAACCTTAATACAATCAATGGATTTTTAAATTCTATATATTTAGTTACCGAGAGTGTAAATGGTGAAAATTTCCCAGTATTTCAATTAAATCTACTGGAGAGAGATAGAGAAAATTTAAACGCTAGTTTTTCTATGGGTGATGGATTGGGTTTGAATGCATTTAATATTACTATTAACCCAGACTCTGATGATTTTGATTTTAATGCAGTAATATCTAAATCTTCTTCTTTTGATAGAATTTCAACATCTAAATGTTTAGACTTATCTAGATATTCTGATGCAATAAACGATAGTAATTTTGAAACGCTTATTAACAACGAATTCTTTAACAATAATAATGCCACTATTCCCTTAACAAATTTTACTTGGTCGCAGATGCCAAGAATATGTTATGCGGGCGGTACTGCAAACACTAACGGATCAGTAACTTTAACTCTTGAAACAGCACAATGGCTACAATGGGGTGGCAGTAGCTGGAATTGGGTTAATGGTGCAATGACAGTTACTGTATCTGGGACTGCTTATTTTGGTATGACTAATATTACTATCAATAGTAATCTCGTAACAAACGGTAGAAGCTTTCAATGGACTGGTGGTTATAATGCATTCAGAGGATTCTCTCCTGGCACACATAACTTGGGTACATTAATTAATCGAAGTGCGGCTTTTTCAAACGATCTTTTCACTGCCATGAGTACAGCTTTAGGTGGTCTTGTTGGTAACAATTTCAACGGAAGGAATTATCCAAGTTTTTCTGTTGGTTGCGGATCTACTGTTGCTCCAGGACAAAGAACTGGTGGTTTACCTACATATACTATATCTGGAGGAAATCAAAATTTTACTCAAGTTCCAATATTAGATCCTGGAGTTATAGCGAATGATGATTCAAATGACCCTAAAGGTTATTATTGTCCTTTTATTTTTCCAAGAGTAACGGTATATATGATAAGAAAAAGTACCACAACTTTTGGTGGTTCCTCTAGTTCATCTAAATATGTCTGTCCTACTAGTATAGAAGCTGTGGCAAGTGTTTCTGCAAGAGGCCTAATTACTGGAATAAATTTGCTGAATGTACCTGGAAACTGTGTGTTTGATACAACGCTTAACATGTTTACGCCAATCGTACCACATGACAATAGTTTATGTCCTTACGGCGGTATAAATCTATCAGACGGTGGACAAATTTCTCGAATTCAAGATTATGGCTTGGTTTGCGAAATTGATAACAGCCACAACTCTAGTACAGTTTCTTTTGATGTTAATAATGGAGCATTGAATATACCTGCTGGCGGAGATGGTTTTTTTCAAAACTGGGCAGATCATATTCGTAATAATCAACCGTTTCCTGGTGATCATGAAAGCCCCGAAGGAATATTTTCTGAACGCATCAATCCAGCAGATTTTGGTACACAAGTATTCGCTAAACCATTTGAACTTAGTGAGCTAGATGACAACTGGGAAATTCCAGATCAATTTGCTAATGCATCATTAACTCTCGAAAGACTCAATGTCAGTTTATTTAATCAGATAACTAACCAAATGTTTACATCGATATATACTGGTAGAATTGTTGATATGAATTTAACCAACAATGGAGTTAATTACAGATTTAAGAACGGAAATGCGAACGGTCAAAAAGCTAGCTTTTCAATTTATAATGAGAGTTATGGCGTTAGCTCTATCGATATACGAAATGCAGGAAAAGGTTATGCCCCAGACTCCAGCTTTTATGCTTATGGGTTAAGCAACTCAAAAGTTGATGCACAAAACAATGGGCATACATATATTTCATTTAAAGCTAAAATATCAACAGATAAATATGGCGGAGTTTCTAGTGTTAATGTTATTGATAGGGGTTTTGGTTTTAGCACTTTAGGTCAAGCCAACGATTTTTTATTTTGTACGACTAACAACACTGAAGATGCTGAAACAGATGCCATAGCAAGACAGATTATTCCAAATACAAATCCAACAAACAATATATTTTCAGACACAAATTTTCCTAAAAGGCCGCTTATTATATCTGTTGATGGTACACACCTATCCCAAAACGGGACCGAAGGTAGAGTAGCAAAGTTTTATGTTTCTCAAACTGGTTTAGGTTTTGTTTTTGATCAATTTATTGGAGATATATTTGGAGATGCTACAAATTATACACCTCCATCTTTTACTGTAACTATTGAAGAAAATTCTTTAGTAGCTATCTCAGTACAAGACTCTGGAACAGGATATACATCTCAAGACTCTAACTTAACTTTAACTTTTTCTAACCCTACTTTAGATCCAGTAGCACCTGAAGATATAGATGCTGATCCTCAAGCCTGGGCTAGATCAATCTTTTTAAATGATGTGCCGATTAGAGATAAAAGTGATCGATTTAATTTCTCTAAATTTCATTTTGATATGCGTATCGGCCATTATCTTAATGGTAACCTAGATAGATCTATTCCTGACACACTA